GGTGTTTAGCGCTTGCTGAACGAACTGATTAATCAGTGGCTCAACGGTTATTGGCCTCAAGGACTTGTAAGTCTTTGGGACCGTCACGAATCTTGCACTACTACTAGTCTTAGTCGTTGCCGATTCAGTCTCGAGAATCCGATCACGATATAATCCGTAGATTAGATCGTAACCAATATCCTCGAGGTTGCCACCTAAATCAGAAAGGTGAGATACAAAGGCTTTCCATTTCTGGTTGGCCTTATATCCTTCGGCAACGGCGCCAGGTCCGTGTCTACCAACGGCGGTGTCAAGACTCTGATCCAGAGTCATAAGCACCATCGTTGATATTCGCGAGATCCGCTGCTTCACAACGGGACTCAAAGTCCTGAATGAAGATTGCGTTTCTATGAAGGAGCTCATATGCTTTTTCGAGAGCTTCGCAGCGCTCGATTCTGGCGGGAGCACCTTCTTCCAGAAAGGTAAGCAACTGTCGGAGAAGCGATAAAGCTTCACCGCAGTTGACCCTTTCTAGACGACCTGTGTAAGTATCGAACACTTTGTCGAACATACCCGAAAACAACATCGGGATTGCTTCGCCAGCGCGTCTTTTAAAACCCGCTGGACAGACAAATGTGCCAGAGGTGAGACCTCGCAAGAGAGCCTCATCTAGGGCACTCAAAGTGGTTGCCAAGAAGGCAACCCCTTCGTGTTCAATACGCGCTTCGAGCGTGACTAAGTCACGCCCGAGACCTTCAGTACCAGGAAGGAGCCTGTTGACATCAGTCAAGAGGCTCCGGAGAATGCCTTTCGGCACGAAGAATGGGTCTTCCTTCTTCAAGGGATATGATTGTATCACTTGTTTGAGGCTGACCCGTCTGGGTGTCGTCTTCAGGCTTTTCACTCTCTACTCCATGAGTTAGAGAATCCTGTTCACTGCTCTGACCAGATGTGGGAGGACCCGAAAGGGCCCTCCCTAGACCGGTGAGCAAATCTCCCAAAAGGAGAAGGGTAGTGCCGACCTTTTTAAAGGCCAGCAAAACTCTCAGAAGTTTCATGGATTACTCCATATTCTGTTTGCTTGAACTAGTAACGTCGAGTTATTGAGACTCGCCGTCCACAAAGTTCGCGATCGTGACATCAGTGTCGGCAAGCGTATCGGTGAGCGCTTTCACAAGCGCGGCCCGAGTACTTGCATCCCACCCGAATGGCGGGAACGAAGCAGAAATGCTGACTCGCGCAGTCTGTTTTGAGATGTCTCCCGTGTAAGGAGACGTCGCATTCAGAGTCTGGGCGATCTGCATATAATGCCGTTCCCCGCCGCCAGGTTGGTATCCGTGTTGGAAGGTGAGGACATAGCCATTGGCCGAGTCCCAGCCCTCCGATCCATAGCCGTCACTCTTCTTCTTTTTGAAGGTGAGTGCAGGCGTTGGAGCAGACGCGGCGACAGTGATGGTTGAGGTCAGAGACATGTGAAAAGCATTCCAGTTGCTGAGTTCACGATCCCGCAATATGCGGTGTCGTGTACCTACCATTAAGCGTGAGCAATGCTCCGATAATGGCAGATTGTTCGGGACTCAAGTCAGAGTCCCAGTATGATCGAACATCAGTAACGTTTGCTAGGGACTTCCTAAGTTGATACTTAAGGAAGAATTTGGCCTGATGAGGGTACATGGACGATGTATTATACAGCGTCGTTGTGCCATCAAAGGTTCTCCTAACAGAACCCTCTAATCTTCCGAAATACCCAACGGTAACTTCACTTTCTTCAACGTAAGTGATGAAACCGTAATTGACGGTTGAACGTTCGCGGGTGGCTTGGTCAAGTAACTTGACGTAGTCACCAACGCCCGTAAACCAATCAATTAACC